ATGAGCAGAAATAATGTAATTGCTTTACTTTGGGGAGAGAGTAGTCTTAAAATTTCTTCGATTCTTTATGGTTCTGTTATAACCGCTTATCTGTTGCAGGAGGGTCTAACAAATTATCAGATTGGAATTTTATGGTCAATAGTCCTATTTTCACAAATGATTTTTGATTATCCGACAGGTGGTTTCGCAGACAAATATGGTCGATTAAAAATCTTTACAATTGGGATGTTATTTATGGGGCTCTCCCTTTTTATGATGATAAGTGAGAATATCTTTCTTTTGTATTCCGGAGCAATTATTTTAGGAGTAGGAGAATCTCAAGTAAGTGGAACATTATTTCCTTGGTTCATTCATACACTAGATGAAAAAGGACTTTCTGAATTAGAAAGAAAAGAAAGTATTATGAAAGTAAACGCTCAAACCCAATATACAACTAATTTTTTAGGTATTTTTATTGGATTTTTAATAGCTCCTTTTGATTTGAAGTATAAGACTATATTGATGATAGCTGGATGCTTGTATATTTTAAATGGTGTTTTTATTTATTCTTTTTTTAAAGATAATAGAAGTGAAGAAAGAGATTTACTAAAAATCGGAAAAAAAAGTATAGGCATTTTTTGGAAGGAACATAAATTATGGGTTTATACATTGGCAATGACACTTCATTATATTTTTTACTCCATTTATTTGTTTATTTGGCAACCTAGGGCTAATTCTTTGGGAATTTTGGAAAGTAAACTCGGATTTGTTCAAAGTTTATTCCTGATTGGAATGGCTGTCAGCGGATTTATAGTGAAACATATAAATATGAGGACATATTTTGTTTATTTCTTAGCAAGTATCTTAATACCAATATCTTTAGTCTATATTTATGATTCTTCAAACTTGAAAGCTTATCTTTCTTTTATGTTTATTTTGTCATTAAGCAATGGTTTCATAATTCCTTTGATTTTTGGAAGTATGCATTTTTTTATTCCGGATGATGTTAGATCTTCGGTAGTGTCCTTGATAAGCTCTTTGTCCAGTATTTTTTTAGTTTTTTTTCAAGTTGTCATCGGAAGAATATTGGATAAGCATAATTTTTGGTACTTGTCCTTTTTTTGTTTCCCTGTCGGAATGCTATATATTCTATGTATTTATTTTATATATACATGGAGGATAAGGAATGAGAAGTAATATCAAGAAACTTGAAATTGTATTATCCTTATCCTTTCTCAGGTTTTATTATTTAGATTTCATGGCAATATTGTCAGTCTTTATGTATAATTCCAACTCCATCTCCGAACGGTCAAATATAGACTAAAATTATAAATTTCATAATAGTATATTTTCCAGAAAATATACTATTTCTTTTTATCTTGTTTTGTATTGTCTTTGTGTTTTGATATTCCAAGAAAAATACCAATCGCTGTTGCGAGAGATACTATAAAAGAAAAAGATTCATTAAGAATTTTTGTTTTTATCAATCCCCAAAGAATACTAATTATGAGAATAATTCCAAAAGGCTTACTGTATTTTTTTATAATACGAATCAAATCTATCATTTCTAGAATTCCTCCTCGTCAATCAGACTACATCTCCAAGCAGTGGAACCATTTTTTCTATTATTCCATCTATCATGAGAATATTGATTTATTCTTCTCTCCCATCTATCGCCTAATCTACCTCCTATGCGGCTGCCAATTTCAGCACCTGCAAGTCCTCCAAAGCCTTTTTCAACGGGACTTCCAGATTTTCCACCAAATTTTGCACCAGCATATCCTCCAATACCACCGCCAATACTACCACCGATTGTTTTTCCGAACCCTGAAGTTTCACCATCATAGTCTAATTTTTCTCTTTTTTCTCTATCTCTTTCTTTTCTATTTGAATGTCTTAAAGAAGAGTCTCTATCTCTTTCACCCGCTCTCTCTTTTGCTTCTAATATAGTTGAATTAAGAAATAAAGTAAAAAGTAATGTTAAAAGTATAAATTTGTTATTTTTCATATACTCTCCTCCTCATCATTTGTAAATAAAAATTTTTGATAATTATAGCATATAAATAAATAAAAGTCAATGAAATGTTATAGTATTTTTAATATAAAAAAAGAACAAAACATTTATTTTTGTTCTTTTTATATTTTCATATAGATAATAAATCTGTATCCATTTATAAAGACAATTTTATCAATAATTAAAGAGAAAAATTGATTCATTTTATCTTTATCTTCTTCTTTTTTTATTTTTTCCAAATATTTTAGAATAATTTTTTTATTGCTAACTGATGAATCGACATGAAAAGATTTTGCATTTAGTTTTTCAATTTCGGAAGTGGCGAACTTTACTTTTTCAGACAATTCACTATTCAATTTGTCATATAGTTCTTCTGATACTTGTCCTGAGATATATTTCCTAGTTAAATTTTCTATTTGAGTTTTTAAAGAAGTTAGATTTTTTTTATAAAAAACAATTCTTTCTTCCAGTTCTTTTTTTTGAGAATCGATATTATCTAAATCAATTCTGTTAAGAATATCTTCTATTGACTCTATGACATCAACTAGAACTTCATCTTCATAGACCACTCGTAAACAGTTATGAACGCATCTATAAGTTCTACGACCATAGCCGACAGCTGGGTAAAGCTTGTTTCCACAATTACAGTATAGTAAATTTCTAAAAATAGCATGATAGGTAAATCTTGTAGTAGATGTATTTTTTATCATGGTGTTGGCAATATGGAAAGTTTCTTCTGCAATAATTTTTTCATGAATTCCATCAAAAACTTCATATTCTTTTGATTCTATTTTCTTTTTATTTTCAACCCTCACTTGATGATACTTTAATTTTCCAGCATACACAGGATTTGATAACATTCTTCTTATTTGACGTGGTTCAAAGTCATAAATTGCTGCTATTTTTGAACTTGGTATACCCTCTAAATAAAGCCTAAATATCTCTCTTACTATGATCGCCTTTTCTTCATCAATAAACAATTCTTTGTCTTTTAAATAGTATCCAAATGGAGCTGGTCCACCAGTCCACCTACCACTTTGACAAATTTCTTTCATCCTATCACGAACTCTTCTAGCAGTTTTTCTCCCCTCTCTAGCATCTAATAAGTTTAGAAGTCCCTCGAGAAATAAATCGTCTTCGTTATTTGGGTCTACCCAGCCGTGACTCATATTATACACTTTTACACCGTAGTCTTTAAATATTTTATATAAAATATGATGCTCTAATTCATCTCTTCCGAGTCTTGCACTCTCATAAGTAATGACTACATTGATTTTTTTTGATTTTATATCATCAATTAAATTTATATATTCTGTTCTTTCGTTAGAGTAGCCTGTTTTTACATCTTTGTATATTTTATATTCTTGAAAACCAAGTTTAATAGCTTGTCTTTCACAGAGTGAAACTAGGCTATCAATGTCTTGTTTTTCTGTTGACTCTCTGCAATAGATAGCCACTTTTTTCATCTGTTATCTCCCTTCCAAAACAGTATATCCAAGTTTTCTCAAATTATTGCACATCGGTTTATATGTGCAATCTTCATAGTTAAATATTTCATCATCAATAGCATTATAGATTTTTCTTTGCTCTTCTTTATCTTCTGTTATTTTTCTCAATGTATTTTGAATAGCACGTTCTTTATTTTTCACAGTCCTCATGTCAGGATAAACATTGTCTAACTCTTCAAAGACTTCTAAACAAAGAATGGCAATTCTTTTGATTTGGCTCATGTGAATTTCTTTCATCTATTCTTCCCGCCTCGCTTTTTTGATTTTGAAAATATTTCAAATTCAGTAGAAAACCATTTGATACGTCTCCAACCTTCAAATTTTTCTAATAGAGTGTACCGCCCTCTTCTTCTCCATGATTGGTACTTGTACTCTGTAATAGATAGCGAGCCTTTGCGAAACCTTTGTAGGTCTCTCTTCTTTCTCAATTTTCTAAGCTTTAGTTTCATCATCTTCGTGCCTCCAAGAAATTATATAAATTTCTACATTATTTATTTCAAACTTGCTTACATCTGATATTTCTCTTTCAAAAGTTTCTCCTGTTTCTGCATTCAAAATTTCTAAAACAACATTTTCTTTCTTTATTTCTTCATTCATAATATCTCGTAAAATATATTCTCTGTCATCGTTTAATTCAAAAATTCTGACAGTATTGCATTTCAATCCCGATTTTTCTTTTTCAAAAAAATTAGGATAACTCTTAAAAGTAATTATTTGTTTCATCAACTCTTCTTCGCATTCCACTGCCTTGCACCATTCTCTTTTAGCTACATATTCTGTATCTTCTACAAATCCACAGAAAACAACTCTTTTTCCATCACATTCATCTACAAAGCTTTTATTCTTTTCATAAGCTATTATTCCCTCTTTTTCTATATACTTTTCTTTGCTAAAAATGTATTTCATTCTCCATCATCTCCAAGTAATACTATTCTTAGCTGGTACTCTAATTCACGAATTACTACTCTAAGCTGTTTTGTTCTCTTTATTGAAAATTCATCACTTCTTTTCGAGTAATAATCTAAATCCTTTTGATAATAATCAATTTGAACTTTTATATCATTGATGTATCCGCTTGTATTTCTATAACAGCAAACATCATTTTCTTCGTATTTTTCTCCATTTTCTAATTCATAATATGTTATCGTTTTTTCTTCTACGCAATCATCGCAGTAAAACTCGTTATCGATTTCATAAAACTTTTCATCTTCTTTTATTTCTTTCTCACAACAACTACATATCATTTTTCTTCCTCCTCTATCCAGTCGGCTATCTCTTGCCAGTCGGCTATCTCTTGTATATTAGGCTTAAATGTATATTTTTTCGCTGTATTATTGCAATGCTCACAAAATGCTTTGTACTTTAAGTCGCTCCATAAGTTTATTATTTTTTCTCCTGTTTTATCATATTCAAAACTTTCGGAGCCTTTTACTTTTTCAGAAATGTGGTAGCTACCACATTTTTTACATTTCCACATCGTTTTCCGCCTAATCCAATTTTTCCTCTCAGTCTTTATAAAAATGATAAGATACATAAATCCAATTTTTTGATGCAGCCATATCCATCATTAGTAATCTATATCCTTTCTTTTGATATTCTAAGAGTAGAGATTCTGAATCTTTTTCAATAGAAATATTGCTATTTCTCAAAACTAAATAACTTTTCACAATGATCTTATCTTCACTTGCAAATATAGAGAGTGAAGTAAGTAAAAATAAAATGATATATATTTTTTTCATTTAAACCTCCAGTACACCAGCATAATCATTTAATAGGCTATTTAACTCATCTGCTTCCACTTGGAATTCACTTAACCAACGACCACTCTTTGAGATGTGCATAGTATTTTTTACACTCACAAATCCGCTTGGTATTAACAAAATATATGGGTCTTTTAATTCTGTCCCCTTGTCTCTTTCTAAAAAAATAACTGTAATATCTTGTTCTCCACTTACTCTGGCACACCAGCAAGGTGTATTCGTATGTGGACGTAAAGAAGAATATTTGACATCAATTTTTAAACCTTTGAACATAAAATCATAAACAGGATTATTTGTTTTCCAAAAACGATTCGCATCAATTGCTTCAGGGACAAGCTTTTGAAAATATTCCTCAGCTCTTCCACCTAGTGCTTGTGCTTTCGTTCCATAGTTTATCTTGTCATGTATTTTTAAAACTCCAGCTTTTGCAAGTGTAAGATGTGCAATCAAGGGGGATATTTTACATCTTCTTACTGTTTCATGAAAATCTTGTGTTTCAAGGTATGTATCAACAATTTTAGACATCTTTCCACTCCTTTCAAAATAAAGTTTTGTTTTCTATCTGTATTTTTTTCTTATAGTTTTTCAGTGCTTTTTCAATTGTTTCTAAAAAATGTAAGAAACTAGATACATCCCAACCTTCAATAATGCAGACCATTCTTGAAAATTCTAATTGTTTTATTAAAGCTTCTACAACGCCTTGTCGTGCTTCTAATTCGATGGCTACGGGGTCTATTATTTCTTTTTTTTCTTCTTTTTGAAAATAGATAGATTCACTTAAGGCATACCCTTCATTTACTACACTCTCATAAGAAACGATATTTCTTTCTTCTCCCGAAATAAATTCAATATCTGTGGTTTCTTTGTTTTTTCTCAATACCCATATTACTGTCGCAATCTTGGTATCTATAAAAGTATCTCCCGGGATATAAATTATTTTTTCAATATAGTTGTTGTCTACAAACCATTTCCGGAGTTCTTTTTCCCGTTGTCCACGATATAAAATCCCCGGGAAGTTTATCACAATAGCAATTCCATCATCAGATAAGTAATGCAAGATATGGAGTAAAAAAGCATAATCCGCTCTTGCTGCTGTTGGCACTGTTGGAGCATTCACAAATCGTTCATCTGTATTTTTATCAATTGGCGGAGTCCATTTCAAAGAAAAAGGTGGATTTCCCATAATGAGTTTAAATTTTTTTCCTTGAAATGCTGGAGATTGTAAAGTATCTCCAGCAATCAATTCTGCATTGATAAGCTTTTTTTTCGCTATTTCAATTTGTGTTTCATCCACATCTTGTCCATCTCCACAAGTCGGGTCATAAACTTCATATCTTATCGTCTTTATGTCATAACCCAATTCCTATTCTCACTCCTTTAAATCTATGCCACATTCAATTCTGCTTTTGCAATTTCTAGTAATGTTTTTAAAATAATTTCCTTTTCTTTTTCTGTTGCTTTTTCATTTCTTACTACAGTCATAAAATAGCCTCCTTCTTAAGATTGAAATTTTCTAAAAAAGTATAAAGCTTTCCAAAATTCTGCTTCTGTCATTTCTTGAAAATCAAAGTCAGAAGCTTCCTCACATGTAGTTATAAGTACAGTGTTATCTCCATTTACTTTAAATGGAATAGAAACACCGTCTATAATCATATCTATAGACAACGTTTTGGACACGCTATCATAGTCGGCATAATCATCATCAAATTCAAATTTTTCTTCAAATGGCTCTCTTATAAACGGCAAAATTCTATTTTTTAAAATTTCTATTTTTCTAAATGCTTCTGCTTGAATTTTAATTTCCATAGTATTCACCTCTCCAAAATCTTTTCCATAATTTTTTTAAATATTGAAATAATGTTTGTTCTTCATAAAAATAAGATCCTATTTTTTTCATAGCAACTCCTTATAACATCTCATCAATCGTATGTTGATTTTCATCATCTGTCTTTGACATATCATATCTTCGATATTTGAGTAACTCCTGTAACTCTTTGATATATTCTCTTAATTCGTTTTTAAAGCTGTCAATTTCTTCATCCGGGATTTTCTTTAATCTCTTTTCTATTTTCTGTACTTTTTTGAAATTAAAATATTTTTGTCCGGGTTTTTTAAATTCTAATGAGTTATTCTCCATCACCGGCTCTAGTATTTGCTTGATGTCTTGAGCTTTTGTGACATCTCCTTGTAAGATAGCTAGAGCGTCATCATACAAGACATCTTTATGCGTCAAAATTTTAATTGCTTGGTCACTCAAAGAAAATATTTTATCTTTGTGATCTTCAAAGCTTTTAAATAAATTCCAACGCTTCAGCATGACAGAAACCATGTCTTTGCTTAGCCCTGCAGCTTCATACCATGCCATGAAGCTATTCGTAGCCTTTAGTGTTGTTTCTATGACAGATAAAGCTTCACACATAGAGTACATATTTTTTCTGTATTTTCTGAAACTATTAAAAAAGATATTTTCTTGTTCAGAAACAGTAGCAATATCCACTTCACTGATTTCGTAACTTTTGAAATCAAAGGTGCTTTTTTGAGAGTGCTTTTGAATTTCACTTTGAAATGCAGTCATAATATCATTCATCTTCAATCACGTCCCAAACGTCTCGAAAAATACTTTTCATAAAGTCTAAGTGTTTTGATTTACTTTCAAAAACTGTTTTTCCCTTTTCAATCAATCTTGCGATATAGCTACTTTGAGCAATTGGAATTGTAAGTAAAATTCCACTTCCTTTTAAGTTATTTTTCAAATTTTCATAGTACAGTTTTTCAAGTTTTGTTCTACCTGCTCGATTCGGAATAATCGCTCTGACTTTGTTAAAATCGACATTTTTCAACATTGAAAGTACTGAGTCGGTTGTGATTGCATCTAGGAACGTCGGAATGATAATATCATCTGCTACTTCCATAAACTCATTGTCCAAATACATCACCGGAGATCCGTCAATCACGATATAATCAAAGTTAAATTCTTTCCTTATCATAGCAATATATTTTTTAAAATTTTCTTTATCTGTGCTTTTTAAATGGCTGCCTTTTAAAGGGAGAAAAAACAAATTTTCTTTTAATTGATACCAAATTGGATTTTCCCCTCTAATAGCATCTTCTAATCCTTTCATTTTCGATTTTTGAGGTTTTTTATAACCTGCAAAATTGAAAATGTTGTTTTGTGAATCGCTGGTAAGAATTAAGACAAGGTTTCCACGATATGCTTGATAGGCTGCAAGTTGTAAAGCTAACCATGACTTTCCAACTCCGCCTTTATTATTTTTGACTAATACAATTCTTTCCATGCTCGCCTCCTATTTATTTTTTTCTTTGAAAATAGATTAAAGAGTTATTCAGATTTTTTATTTTCCATTCTTCTTTGAGAAGAAAATCTAATGGAATTTCTAGCTTTGTCTTTTTATTTTCTAAAATCCAAAGACCGCATTTTTGTCTTTTGACGACTCCGGAAATTCTTCTTTCTTCTCCCATTGTTGCAATTAAGAAATCGCCTTTGTAAATGGGTTTGTACTTGTTATCTTTTGAAAAACTATATGGAGTTCTTTCTAAGACAGAAACTTCAGAAAAAGGAAAACTTTTCAATCCTTTTTCTCTGTCAAATACTGTAATTTGTTGTGATTCCCAATTCATACTTGCCACTTTATACATTCTTTTTTCTGCTTTATGATATGCTTTTACTCTTAACAATTTCATCACTCCTATTTTTTACAAAACATATATTTTTCCGGACCCGGAAAATCCTTTTTTTTAATCATTCCAAATTTCAATAAAGCTAATTCATAACGTAATTTTCCATAGTTTTGACAAAGCTTGTATGGCTCCGGATCCATATCTAATTCTTGAAAAATCCGATAGAGTTTATTCCATTCATCTAGTGGCATACCAATTTTTATGACTTCACTAGACATGTGATTCCTCCTTTCCCTTCCAGCAGAGAATTTATAACGTCTGCCTTGGTCTCAATGTTGTCTTGTCCACGCTTAGATACATAGTTTGTAATCCATGCGATTGCTTTTTGTTCGTTGCCAATATACACAATATTCTCGGAGTGATTGATTCCATAAAATTTAGTTGGAATATTCGTATTTTGGCGAGTTGCATAAGCAATATACAATTTTTCAAATTTGAATTTCATAAAATCTTCAAAGTCTTTTTCCAGCATAGTCCCTACTTTACACCAACCGCCTAAGTCCCGAATTAAAAGATGTAGGACCGGGTCATCAAAGGCGACTGTCTCATAAGTTCCAATTTGGCAAAGAGCATTTTTTAATTTTATCTTTGCTTCGGAAGCCCTAACCAGTAAGTCATTTTCACGGTTTTCTAAGCAGTAATTTCTAATTTCCGCAGGAGAAGGAATGTTAGTATACACTCTCTCTTGCATAAGCCGTGTGATACCTGATATAAAATTTCTATCAGGGATGTCTTCCAGCATTTTGAAATAGATGTCTATTTGTTGCTTTGTCATTTGTTTACAAAGGACAGTCTCCACAATCGTCATTCCTTGTAAAAAAGTCTTCAGTATCATGAAGAACCACCGGCTTTTAATTCTTTTAGCATTTGTAAAGCCGTACTTTCAAATTCTTCTCCTTGTTTGGCTTTCAGTTGCTTATTTCGATACAATCCATTTTTCATCTTGTCATAAATGTCAAGCTTCAAGAAAGAGCGTAATGTCATTTCATATTCCCCTTTGACATCTCCGAGCAGAAAGGAGCTCCTGTAAATCTCATACAACGGATTTAAGTCTAATTCTTGACATTTGATAGAAATATCAAGAACACTTTGAGGATTGATATTTACTTGTTTAAAGCGATGACAAAGATATTGAAAATATGATTGCATTGCTTCTTTTGAAAAATGTTGTGACATTGTTCCCATATCTCTATCTATCTCTAACTCTAACTCTATCTCTATCTCTTTCTCTATCTCTACGTTACCAATTTGTTGCAAGTTGTTGCATTGTGTTGCAGTAGTGTTGCATTGCAACGCTTTCTTTAACTCCCTTGATTTCCTACTCCTCAATGTACTGGCACTTTCACTACCTGTTACATCTAAAACTTGAGGGAGAAAATATTCATCACTTGAGACCAATTCCATGAGTCCATTTTTCTCTAAGTAGCTTAGAGTGACACTCACATTTTCTTCACTCTCATCTAACTCTAAAGCCATTTCAGAAGAAAAATTATCCTCTACTCCTTCAAAAAATAATTTTCCTTCATTCTTCATTGCTAATAGCTGTAATTTAAGATAGATGATTGTGTAAGTATCTCCACCTGCTATTTTTCTTAATTTTTTTATGACTCTTTGCTCAAAGAAATCTTCTTTCAACTTAAGCCAGTAGTATCTTTTAGCCATGATTACTCCTTTTTTTATGAGAAAGTTTTTTCTTTGGTTGTACTTCTCCGGTATCTGCTTCAATGACATCTTCTTCAGTAACTTGATTTTCAAAGATGTGTTTTAATCTTTCATAAAATTTTGCTGTAACAGAAAGAGAAACAGGTTCTACTTTCCAACCATATCCAAAAGCAGCGATGTTGTCTGCTACTGTATTTTCCGCTTCAAAGTTGCTAGTATAGGCAGACATACACATTCCCTCTGGATTAAAAACCAGATAAACTGTGATTGGATAACTCATTCTACATCACCTAAAATAAGCTCTTTTAATTTTGGAGAAGAAGCTGCAATGTCTTCCAATTCCTTGAATGTGATGTTTCCAAAATAACCGATAACTTTTTTTAATTGTGATAACTTCATAAAAATTTCCTCCTTTTTTAGAGAAAACCTTGAAATTTATAAGAAATAATGGTATAATAAATCAAATCTTAGAAGTGTTTTGTGGCACTTTTATCAAGTGAGAGCGGTTCGAGGGCTCTCATTTTTTTTACTCTGCTTCAAGCATTTCTCCAACTAATCTTCCCAGTTCAAAGAACTCATCTTCTACAGTCTCAAATGTTGTAAACAACAAATTTTCAAATGTTTCAAATTCTTCAGGAGATAATTTTTTCTCAAGTATTTTTAATTGAGCAATTAGTTTATCTTCTTTTTCTCTGGAACTCAGTTTCAAATAGCCTCTTTCTACTAAAACTTGAATCAATCTCATTATTCTTTCGCTTTCTATGGTTTCTCCTCCTTAAAATTTTTTATTATTTTTAAAACTTTTATATTATGTAAAAAAATAACTAAAATAAACATTTTACATATCTTGATATTGTTATAACATTTTATAATATACATTGTCAATAGTTTTTTGCCAATTATAGTAGGCAAAAAACACTATAATTTTTAAATTAGATATGTTATAATTAGCACAAATACAAGAATAACTAATCAAAGGAGGTGGATAATATGTTAAAATCTAATTTAGGACATACTATGCTAGACCATAAGATAAAAAGTGTAGCTGAATTATCAAGACGAGTTGATGTTAGTCGTGAAACATTAAGAAAAATTTACAATGGTGAGCGACTCGAAACTGTGAGTTTTGAAATTGTCATTAAACTATGCAAATTTTTCCAATGTCAAATAAAAGACATTATCGAATACATCCCGGAAGAAAATCCTACCGAAGAGCAATCTTAATTTCTCAATAGTAAAGTCCACGCACTTGGGGAAGTGATAAACAGTGAACCTCACTATTGAAAGATTAAGAAGGCTCTTTTTTTATTGCTAAAATTGTTTCTTTAGCTTTTGGAGCAATATGATTTGTCCTTTCCCAGTAATTTTCGAATATTTTTTTATATTTTCTTCTCTGACATCTTGCCATGTTTGTTCTTTCATAGCTTCAACTCCTTTTTTTATGAGAAAGTTTTTTCTTTGGTTGGACTTCTCCAGTATCTGCTTCAATGACATCTTCATTTTCTGAAGTTACATCAAAAATATCTTTTAACCTAAAATAAAATTTTTCGGTTACTTGTAAAGAAAGTGGTTCAACTTCCCAACCCTCTTCTATATCGTTACATTTCTTTAAAAATTTATTTGCATCAAAATCACTTGTATAAGCGGATGTATAAGATCCGGAAGGATTTTTTACTGCAAAGATTGTGATAGGGTAACTCATTCCACATCACCTAAAATAATTTGCTTTAATTCGGGAGAAGAAGCTGCAATGTCTTCTAATTCCTTGAATGTGATGTTTCCAAAACATTGAATAACTTTTTTTAATTGTGATAACTTCATAAAAATACCTCCTAATTTTTTAATTTTTCATTGTAAAATATAAAATTATTTGGTATACTTTAAATACACAGAGTTAGGAGTGAGATAGTAAATAACTGTCTTCCTCTATGAATTGAGCCTTGTCCAGAAGGCTCTTTTCTTTTTTTGCTAATCTTTCCATAATGACTTCAACTCTTCCTTTAAAAATTCAATCATTTTTCTTCCTAATACAAACCAAGTTAGCAAGTAGAATAATAAATTAAAGCAGAAACAAGCAGTAATCATTATCAGAAATGTAACGACCAAATCCACCCTCTCCTTTTATTTTCGTATACCTCAGACTAGAATTTTTACTATAGGCATCATCTCCTTTAAAAAAATATTTTTTAGTTTTAAAACATAAATATATATATTTAAAACTAGATATTAAATTCTTTAAACAATATATATCATATTAAAATGACATTGTCAACTTAAAAATTAAGGTTATAACCTTAAAGAGTGTTTTAAAAAACTAAAAAATATGTTATAATTCATTAAAAAAGGAGGTATTTATGTTAAAAAATAAAATTAAATATTTAATGGCAGATTACAATATCAGAACTATTTCTGAATTATCAAGACAAACTGGAATTAGCCGAGATACTTTAAATAAAATTTATGAAAATGCTAGAACAGAAACAGTAACACTTGATATGTTCTTAAAATTATGTAAATTATTTAACTGTAAGCTCTCAGATTTAATCGAATACTTCCCAGATGAGCAGCCGTTAGATTAAATACTCAATGGCACAGTTGATTAGTAGTTAATCTTGGGGAAGGTCAACTATAGAAGAAATATGATAATCAACCATGCTATTCAGTATTTAACGTGAGGTGGTGTTTGTTATGTGTTTTAAAAGTACTATAGTAAAAGATTCAGATTTAGTTATCGAAAAACCTTTAAATTTTAGAGCCATTTTGAGTAAAAATCCTGATAGTATAAGAGAGAATACAATTCTAGTTAAAGGATTTAAAATTTATATATCTGCAAAAGTGACTCAAGAATTTTTTGTAAATCAGGATAAAACTCTTCTTATATGTTCTATTAAAAATTCAGAATATACATACAATCAATGGATTTCTTATGTTATGGCATATTTTTATAGACCTGATCATATAGACGAACTTTCAGAGTTGGATTTTAGTATTTCTATTGAAAGTCCTATTTTAAGAAATGTTATAAATAATCAACCAATAAAGCTAAAGATTCCGGAGGATTGTTATGAAATTATCCCCATGGACAAGGAAGTTATCTATCGTATTTTAATTGATAACTCCCAATTATCCACAGTGATGGACTATTAAAAATTATTAGAGCTTTCCATAGCCTTTTTGATTTTTTCCGGTTTTAATTTTTTAAAAAAATAACGAAAGGCTAATTCATCAATTACATTAAAATCGTTTATTTCGGAACGCTTTAAAAGTTCCTCCATTAAATCATTTGTTGTAATTTCACTTAAATCGACAGAAATAATTACTTTTGACATATTAAAAACCTCCTTATATATTTATAAAATAATATTAAATAGTCAGTGAAAAGGGGATGAATAATTTTGAAGAAATTAGTATCTATTTTATTTTTATTTCTAACTGTATTATCTTTTGCAGAAACTGTTTACATAACACCAACCGGAAAAAAATACCATGCTACCAAAACCTGTAAAGGCTTAGTTAGAGCGAAAAAGATTATTCCTATCGAGCGTTCTGAAGCAGAAGCACGAGGATATAAACCTTGTAAACATTCTTATGGTGGATAATTCGGTAGTTACGAAATGGAGAGGAATAAGAATTTCTTATTCCTCAAACATTTTTAAAACTATCTCCAATTCTCTAACACGTGCTTCGGCAAGTTCTAATTCATGTCTAGTTTTTTCTCTTTCTTTCCCCAATGCCTCGTCGTACTTTCTGAATACTTCCATAAATTCATTTTGTCGTCTTTGCAATTGATTTTCAATTTTTTCTTTGATTTCCATACATCCTCCTAAAATTTTTTTAATTTATCTTTAGAAATATTCAAAATATTCCCGATTTTTTCTAGTATCTCAATATTTTTTTTTAATACATGATGCCACATAAGTTGTCTAGACATTCCAAGCTTATTAGCAAGATCCTTAACTTTTATGTTATTTTCAATACATTTTATTTTTATAAAATTTTTAATATCAATATTTTCCATAACTCCTCCTTTTATTTTAATTTACCATAGTAAATGTTTCTTAATGTAAATATAACATAATTATTTACTTTTAGCAATACTTTTTTTATTTTTTTGTTTACTTTAGTAAATAGAAAAGTTACAATAAATAAAAAAAGGAGTTGTTTTATTATGAGAGGAAAAAAAGATACTGCAAATGAGAATAACAAAAAATTAGGAAAACTTATTGATGAATTAAGGCAAGAAAGAGGTTTGGGATTTAACCAATTATCACAAAAAAGTGGAGTAAATGTGAAGAGTTTAAATGAAATTATGTATGGTAAAGCGAAGCGAATAAATCCAATATATTTAATTCAGTTAGCAAATTCTTTAGGAATACATTATAAAGAATTTTACAAAATTATAGGATATTTGAATCCAGAAGATGATATAGTTAAAAAGGAGGAAACAAATATGAATTTTATTGGGAATGATGTGGGGGACGGAAACATTATTGTTGGAGGTTCCATTGAAAGTTCAACTGTTTCATCAAAAAATGTGAATCAAGAGAATTTTACTAGTGAGAATTTTTTGGACTTATCTAAATTAAGCGAGCAAGATGCACAGAGCATAAGAAATATTTATGATTCACTTATTAAAAATAAAGAATAATTAGTTAATAGGGGGGCAGAATATGGGATTAAATTGTAACTGGAACACCATAGGAAATGGAAATACAATAGCGGAAAAAATAATTGTGAAATCAAATTTTCTGAAGAAAGAAGAGTATATGGCGATTATCGAAAGAAATTGCAATAATTATTATAACAGAGAAATTACATCATACAGAAGAAGATTACATAATATTGTATTAGAAGCATTAGATTATCACGACTGGACTCCTGAAGAAGAACAACAATTATTTTCTATATTAGGGGATACATCAGAATCTTTGGAAGAACGAGTATCATACTATAAAGCGGCTATTGATATACTACCAGGAACAAGTTTATATTATGAAATAAAAAAAATGTATGTAAAATGTAAAATTATTAAATTTATAAGAGAATTATTGGATGATATTTTTCCACAAAACAACTAAGATGGGAGGTATATAGTTGAAAAGTCATTTTAAAATAGTACCGTATCAAATTTTTGAGAATAAACAATTGAGGGATCCACAAAAGTTTGCTTATTTAAAAGCATATCAATATTATAATAAGAATTATGAGGAAAGAGAAACAATTATAGTCTTACCAACAGGGGTCGGGAAAACAGGAGTTATAAGTATTTTACCCTTTGGAATTTCAAATGGAAGAGTTTTAATAATTTCACCACAATTGACAATTAAAGAGGGGATTCTCAACAATTTGAGTAGTGGAAGTGAAAATTTCTACTATAAATATAGTATTTTAGAAAATAAATTCTTGCCTATTGTTGTGGAATATAAAAAAGAATTGCCTATAGAATACTTCCAAAAAGCACATATTGTGGTAGTGAATATTCAAAAACTGCAAACTAGACTCACTAAAGGACTTATTCAAAGAATAGGAGATCCTAATTTTTTTGATATGATTATTATTGATGAAGGACATCATTCTACTGCAAATACATGGCAAGAAACGATTAACCATTTTCACAAAGCTAAAATAATTAAAATAACAGCTACTCCGTTTCGTGCAGATGGAGAAAAATTAAAAGGAGAGAGAATATATGAATATCCATTAAGTGCAGCGATGGCAAATCAATATGTAAAATCATTAGAAAATATCTGTTATACTCCAGAAGAATTAAAATTTACATTAGATAAAAATCCGAATGTATTATACTCTTTAAGAGAAATATTAGAATTAAAAGATGAAGATTGGTTGGCTCGATCAGTAGCGTATTCTAGAGAGTGTTCTAAGCAAATAGTTATTCAGAGCAAAGAGTTACTAAAACAAAAAAGAGAAGGAACAGAAATTCCGCATAAAATTATAGCAGTAGCTTGTAGTATAAGTCACGCTGAAGAAATAAAAGAATTATATGAAGAACAGGAATTAAAGGCAGTTGTTTTACATAGCAATTTAACTGATAAAGAAAAAGAAAAGTCATTTAAGGACATTGAAAATCATCGAGTAGATGTCGTTATTCATGTAGCAATGTTAGGAGAAGGATATGATCATAAATATTTAAGTATAGCAGCTATATTTAGACCTTTCAAGAGTTTACTTTCATACTCACAATTTATTGGTAGAATTTTGAGATATATTCCTGAAGGTAAAATACCTAAAGATAATATTGGTCAAGTTATTGCACATCAGAATTTAAATTTAGATAAATTGTGGGAATACTATAAATCTGAAATAGAAAAAACAAAAATTATCAAAGAAATTGGGGAAGAGCCAGGTTTTTTATTAGAAACTGAGCCAAGAGAGATAAAACCTAAGGATATAGGAACTGTTGTGGAACTAGGAGAGGGAAAGTTTACTAGAGATTCATATATTGATACGGCGATATTAGAACAAAATCAGAAAAAAGAAGAAGAGGAAAAAGAGAAGATTAAGCAGTTAGTTGCTATTTTGGGGATAGATGAGGAAAAAGCAAAAGAGGTAATATATACAAATAACTTAAAGGAAGGAATGAACAGACCCGACTTGATATACTTCACAACAAAACAGAATTTTGATGTTCGCATTCGTGAAAATATAATTCCTAATATTTTATCTAAAATGGGAAAAACTTTACATGAAAAAAATATTTTAATTACTGACTTGCAAAAAGGACTAGGATTAAGTTATAATCAAAGTAATATAATCATTAGAGCTAGAAAAGATAATGGAGGAATACTGGGAATGGCAGTTAATTTATCTTTGAAGGAAAAAATTGGCAGAAAAAGGGAGGAATGGGATGAGAATGATTTTGAACATGCTAACGAATATCTTTCTGAAATGGAAAAATTTTGGTTAAAATCATTGTCTTCTAAATAATTATGGAAAAAAGAAATTTTTTTAATGAATTAGAAAAATGGATATGCGAATTAGCAAACGATCACTTGGTAACTCCATTTAATTTATTAAATAATGCAAAATTGACGCATTATAATTATGTAAAATATTATATGGACGGAGATTTTTTTGTGAGTGAAATGGAGTTTGTAATAAATGAGAAAAATCATATATTTTATTATTATTTTGATATGAATAATAAATTACAAGGAATTTATGAAGAAGTTTCTGGAACAAAAGTATTACGATTTTCAAGAAAAAAAGAGTTGGAAAAATCTATTCAAGCATACAACTCTATTTCTCAAGAAAAAATTGGTTAAAAATTATTCTTGACAAATATTTAAAATAAGCTTATACTTTAACTAACAGATCGAGCCCGAAACCTTCCTGAGGACGGGCGTTTTTTTTTAGGAGGAATTTATGAATAATAAACCTTTTCAAACTTTGGATTCACAATTAAGTATTTTAGAAAATAGAAAATTACAAATTTCTGATAAAAATGAGGCAAAAAAGATCTTATCTACGACAAATTATTATAATATAGTAAATGGGTATAAAAAGCCTTTTTTGAAAAGGGATCTGGCAGGAAATATTATCATTCCGGAGGAATTTTGTAATAATTGTACATTTGAGGAACTTGTTTCTTTATATGAATTAGACAGAGATTTGAAAAGAAAGATTTTTGAATATTTGTTATTGTTTGAAAGAATTTTGAAGACAAGAGTGGCGTATAAATTTTCAGAATATAATCAAGAAGATTATCCATATTTAAATATAAAAAATTATTCAAATAATTCTGAGGATATTACTCGTGTGTTATCAGTTGTTTCTATATTATCAAAAAAAATTAACCAGTCAAATAAACCATCTATTGAGCATTATATTCACAAGCATAATTGCCTTCCATTATGGGTTTTAATAAATGAATTGACATTAGGAGAAACATCTTACTTCTATTCAGCTTTAGATAGTCGATTAAAAGATGAAATTGCAAAAATATTTAGTTTAGAATATTCTAAATGGTGTCCAACTCCATATAGTATCACTTCTGAAATTTTAGAAGATATTATTAAAATATCAATATTCTATAGGAATATTTGTGCTCATGATAATATATTGCTATTATTCAAAATGAAAAGAAAAATAAAAACGGCAAATATTACTAATTTATTGGCAAGAAAATCTGCTGAAGGAACTTTATTGAATAATATATCTTTTTTAGGAGAAAATCTGTATGATTTGATATGTATTTTGAAATTAGTTTTAGAAAAAAGTACTTTTGAAAAATTAGTGAATGATTTGGAAGAAATTTTTGATAAATATAATCAAAGGTTTTTAGTTGTTTCATTGAAAGATATTCTTCTTTTAGGAGGATTTCAAGGGAATGATCCTTTAAAAGAACTTTTAAAGTAAAAAAAAGACAAGAAGATGAAGAGAATATTTAGCATCTTCTTTTTTATTTTTTTGAAAAAATATCAATATATACATTTACCATTTTATATTTTTTAAATTTTTTTTAACAGATTAAAAATATGTAAAAATCAATATATTTAAATATTTTAATTTACCATTTACAATAGTAAAGCTTGCATTTTTATTTTTTTTATGATAAGAATAGAAGCATAAAGAGATTTTATTTTATAAAAGGAGAAAAGTTTATGGATATAGCACTTCATTGGATGATTCGAGTACAGGATGGAGAAAAAATAGTAAATGGAATCTCCTGTAAGAATATCATCTTTAAACAAAGTTTTTATAGAAAGAAAAATATGCTTCTTGAATTGGAAAAAGTAAAGAAAAAATATCAAAACAAAGAGATTAAGATATTTCAAAAAATAAATTCTACGTGGTGTGAATATCCGGATGTATGACTATACCGACGGCATTTACATTGGGAGAGTGTATTGTAAATGTTCTAAATTTCTCTTTAAATATAGGGGCAATAAAATTGAAGTTGGAAAAATAAAAACAGAAGTGGATCTGAGCAAAGAAATTTTAATCTTAACTTGTCCTGAGTGCGGCGAAAAAACAGAAATACCATTGATTCCAAGAAAAAAGAAATAGGGAAAATATGTATGGATTAGATAGAGCTGGGATTTTCGTCGAAGTAGAAACCGATATTTATTTTATTAAATCCAAAATAGAAAGCATATTTCCAAATAGTATCTCAGAAAATACATCAAGAAAAACAAAAACATACAATATTAGCCAAAAAAATATAAACACAATCAAAGTAGAAGAAAGCTACAGAGGGGCAACTCTAAGAAAAGCAATTATTCGGATAGACTTTTCTTATCCGAGAGAAAAAAATCAAGATAATATTTTTCCGGTCACGACAGAACTGGAGAAAAAAGAAACAGAGGAAAATCTATTACAAATTCTCAATCAATTGATTGAAGAGCCTATTCAGTTAGAAAGAATAAAATATGATTTCTTGGAGTTTTGTATCCAAGAAAAAGTAGGAGCTTTTTATAAGTATCACAACATTATTTCCTTTTTTTATAGAGCATTGGCTAGGAAGTATGAGGATATTAACAAAGTTCAGTATTACAATTTTAACACAAAAGAAGAAAAACATTATACCACAGGTTTTATTTTTCAGCCATATGCAGGTTGGAAACTAAGACTATATAGCAAAGGACACGAACACAATCGAAACCATGAAACAAAAGTTCGTGGTGCAATCTTACGATTAGAGCACCGACTCTCGAAAACAGTTATAAAATCATTAGTAAATACCATATATATTCAAGAAATCACAATAGAAAAACTAAAGGAAAAAATTTCAGAAAAAATAAGCAGACAACTCTATGAAATTATCGTGGAAGAAATTTATCATTCTCACGATGTACTAGTCAAAGTGTTACAAAATTTTAAATCCCGGCAATTATCTGGAATCATTCGAGACAATCAAGAATGGATTTTAGATGAAAAAATCGTAGATGATATTATTAGTAACACCTCTCTAAAATCTTACCCGCAAATAAAAAGATATAGGGCTAGGGTAAGAGCTATCTTACTGGAATCTCAAGCAAGAGCATCTCCAAAAAGAGATTTTTTTGGAAATATAGAAAGGCTTGAGAACTTTCTTAACAATCTGCTATTCATACCATGTAAAGTTGAATGCAATAATCAAAAGCATTTAACCTTCTTTTTTACAAAAAAGTATCATAATTATGAGCCTTTTTTGACAATTCCAAAATAAAAAAGTCTTTATTTTCAATGGAAAAACAAATTTCCTCGCGTGATAACAATATATGGCACAGCAATCCTGAAAGTGATTTTGAATTTTTGTATTTTTAATATGCAAAAGATAAGAACAATTTAGAACCTGCAGGAGGTGGTTATGGAGATTATCAAGTTAAATATTCATGATATTGAAAAAGACAATACCAATCCCAGAAAAGTGACAGAGGCACAGAAAGCACTTTATAGAAAGCTGATTAGTAAGTTTGGGATGATTTTGCCTGTCGTGATTGACAATAACAATAAAAGTATGTTTGATGATGCTAAGCTAGAAGTAGCAGAAGAGCTAGGAATCCAAGAGATAAATTGCGTAAGAGTTACAGACTTATCTCCGGAGGAATTTCAAACCATTCGAATAGCGGAAGTCCATGCTTTAGAGCTTGGAGAATGGGATTATAACTTATTACTCAAAGAGTTAGAAAAGTTAGGACAAGAGTTTGCTGAATTGACCGGATTTGATTTTGAAGAAATAAAAGCGAAAATAGAGGAAGAATTAGATAATTTGGAAGACATTGAGGAAATAGAAACTCCGGAAATACAGGGAGAACCTTATAGCAGAAGAGGAGATATTTATTTGCTAGGAATTCATAGATTGATGTGTGGAGATTCTACAAACATGGAAGATGTTAAAACGCTCATGAATGGAGAATTAGCAAATCTGATGGTAACGGACCCGCCATATAATATCGACTATGAGAGTGAAAACGGCTTAAAAATTCAAAATGATAATTTGAGTAAAGAAGAATTTTATCAATTTTTGCTAAATACTTACTTAAATGCCAAAGAAATCTTAGAACAAGGGGCAGCATTTTATATTTTTTATGCAGAAACCGAAGCAATAAACTTTAGAGCTGCATTAGCACAAGCAGGATTGAAATATTCACAAACACTTATTTGGGAAAAGAATGGCTTCAATTTATCAAGGCAGGATTATAATTGGCGACATGAACCATGCTTATACGGTTGGAAATTAGGAAAAGCACATTACTTTATCCATGATTTTACTCAAGATACCGTTATCAATTCTATAGAGAATTTTAAAAAGATGACAAAACAGGAGTTGTTGGAGTTCATTGAGAAAAATTTGAATACAACTCCACAAACCGTTATCAAAGAAAATAAACCATTAAGGAATGATGTGCATCCTACGATGAAGCCGATTCATCTAATTGCAAGATTGATTTCAAACTCCAGTAAAAAAGGTTGGAATGTGCTTGATTTATTCGGAGGAAGTGGAAGTACTTTAATAGCAGCGGAACAATTGGAGAGAAGAGCATTTCTCATGGAATTTGATGAGAAATATGTGGATGTTATCGTTAAGAGATATGCTTCTATGGGAAAAGATAATATTTCATTGATTCGAGATCGAAAAGAATATTCATGGGAAGAAATCCAAGAAAACTTTAAATAAGTAGGAGGTTGGATATGGAGAACTTACATGAAAAGCAAATTCAAGTCTTAGAACTCTATATTCAACTGGAGTATACAAAGTTCGGGAAAACAAAAAAAGAAAAATATCAGGAAATACATAGAACTACCAAGATAGCTATAAACACAATCATATCTTGGATAAGGCGTTACCTAGAAGAGTATAGAGAAATTCGTGAAGAAATAGAATGTAAAAAATATGCAAAAATATGCGACTTTGAGGGCTTGACAGAAAAACAAACAAAATATATTTTGTTGCGACTGTCTGGAATCGGAAAAGAAGAAGCAAAGAGAGAAGCAGGATATAGCAGTAAAACAAAGGCTGCTAACATAGAGCAAAGTCCTAGAGTTGCTAGAAGTATGTTAGCTCTTCGAGAAGATTTGATAGCAGACACAAAGATGGGAGCTATGCAAATTATTCGAGAACACTGGAAAACAGTAGAAGAAGTAAATAAAAAAATAGAAGAGATTGAGTACATAGACACTGTAGGACCAGATGGACATAGTATTGAGAAAGCTGTAAGAAAAACAAAACCACTCCCAGCAAAGACACAGGCATTGAACTCTATAGCACGTATGCTTGGTTTTACCGTTGCTGATGAGTTGAAGATAATGGAAGCTCTGCAAGGAAAAACAGAAGATGACGTTGTGGTTGGAGAGGATGAACTACTCTAAGGTACTGTGACGGAAATAAAAAGCTTTGCGGGTGGGTCCGGAGGTGCGGAACTTTTAATGTATTAAAATTTTCAATTCCCTTCCAAGTTCCAAATTTTTAGTGATTATATATAGAAAAAAGGAGAGTTGTTGTGATATTGATAGCAGAAAAACAACTTGCAAAAGTTTTAAATATTACGGATAGACGAGTTAGAGAATTATTCAAAGAAGAAAAAAACTCGGATGGAACCTATCCATTCGCAAGATGTGTTCAACTGTATATCCAGCAAACACGAGAAGGAGATATTCATTTCGTTACGCTAAAAACGTTATCAGAGTTAATAGGACTTTCAGAAAAAACGACTAGGAACTATGTAAATAAAGGAGTTTTTAAAAAGCTTCCAAATGGGAGATATGATATTCGAGATTGTTTGAAGTCATACTTAGAGTCTAAAGATGAATGGAACAAGAAAAAAGCAATTGAACGAGAATTGGCAGAATTTAAGCTAAATATTATGAAACAAAATTATCATGCGAAAGAAGAAGTCAAATATATTTTAACAGATATGCTAATTAAGTTTAAAGCTCGATTACTTGGGACAGCCATTAAGATAGACGATACATTAGATGACATTGAACAGCATGAAAGATTAAATTTTTTGAAAAATACTTTGATAGATACTCTAGAAGAATTAGCTGAGTATGAACAACCGGAAAAGGAGAAATTGGATGTATAGCGATACAGTGAATGTATTTCAAGAAACATTACGAGTTTTAAAACAGCCACCACTGGTTGATGTAGCTGAATGGGCTGACAAATATAGAGTTTTAGATTCTACTTCTTCAAAAAAAGTGGGAAAATTCGAAACTGCTTTTACAAAATACATGGTGGAAATCTATAAGGAAATTACAAAAGGTGATACCAAACAATTTAGTTTGATGATGGCTTCTCAACTCGCGAAATCAGAGCTTATTATAAATATCATACTTCGATACATACATTTAGATCCTTGTCCAATGTTGATTGTACAGCCAACAGATGAAATGGCAAGAAGTTTTTCAAAGGAAAGACTACAACCAGCTATTACTAACTGTATTGTTCACGAATTCGTGAAAGATGCAAATAAAAAAGATTCTGGAAACACAGTAACACACAAAATGTTTCCGGGAGGATTTATAGCTTTAGTTGGTTCATCACCGGCAAAGTTAGCAGCAAGACCCATTCGACTTTTATTTTTAGACGAAGTAGATCGTTATCCAAAATCTGCTGGAAACGAGGGAAGTCCCATTAGTTTAGCAAAAAAACGGACTTCAACTTATGATGATGTCACAAAGCATATTATCACAGGAACTCCTACGATGAAAGGAGATTCTGAAATTGAGGCAGAATATGAAACTTCAAGTCAAGGACATTGGTATGTTCCTTGTCCTAGCTGTGGAGAATATCAGAGGCTGGAATGGGAAAGAATTAAGTGGGATAAGGAAGAAAAAGAAGATGAAGCAAGAAATGTTCGAATGGTATGTGCTCATTGTAAAAAAGCATTTGCGGAAAAGCAATGGAAAAAAGGAGAGGGAAAATGGATCCATACTTTTCCAGAGCGAAGGCAAAACTTAGGCTATCAATTAAATGCTTTAGCTAGTCCATTTCGTAGCTGGGAATCCATTGTGAAAGAATGGCTAGATATTAAAGGGGATGTTGAAAAATTAAAAGCTTTTATCAACACGGTATTAGCTGAAACCTACGAAGCAGAGTATAAAGGCAAGTTAGATGCGAAATCTTTATTAAAAAGAACAAGAGAAAAATATGACTATTTACCTGACCAAGTTCTCATTTTAACAGCCGGAGTAGATATTCAAGACGGATGGATTGCCATTGAAGTAGTTGGTTGGGGAGAAGGATTTGAAAGTTGGGGGATGAAATATCAAATTTTGACTGGGAATATGGAGCAATCAAAAATTTGGGAAGAGTTAGATAAGTTTTTAGGCCAGACCTTTCAATATAAAAATGGAGATACTTTAAAAATTTATGCTTCTTGTATTGATACCGGAGGACATCACACTCAAAAGGTGTATGACTTTGTTTCATCAAGGGAACATCGAAGAATTCTAGGAATTAAAGGAGTTGGAGGAGAAAATGTTCCTATTTTTAATACTATGAATTTGACGAAAAATAAAGAAATTCACTTAATTTCCGTTGGGACAAATGCTTTGAAAGACACGGTAATGGCAAGGTTAAGTGCAAGATATGCTGAACAGGGGTACTGTCATTTTAATGGAGCAAAATATTCCGGATACGATTTAGATTATTTCAAATCCTTAACAGCAGAAATTAAAGTTACTGATGGAAAAACAGTAATCTGGAAGAAAATTCAAGAACGTAATGAAGGACTTGATTGCCGAGGATATGCGACTGTTCCATTCTCTATATTTAGTATCAATCCAACTGATTTATCTAAATTGACGAGAGAACAACTTTTAGAACTTTCTATCGTTGGAGAATTAAAAGAAAAAGAAGAAAAAAATCATGAAATTGATAGTAAAGGAGTAGAGGTATGAGGAATTTAGCTGAATTAGAAGAAAAATTACAAGAAATAGAAACTGCAGAAGAAGAAATCATCTTATATGGTATCGCATATGTTGCTGGGATTTCTTTCGAAAAAGGAAAAGAAGAAGACACAAAAAAATTACAAGAATTAAAATCATTGTATGAGAAAAAAATAAAAGAAATTTGCAATAAAGAAATGACAGCGGAGGATTGCAACTATTATATTCGATTGTATTTAGAAGCAGAGCAAGCAGTACTAGCAGGGCAAGAATACACCATTGATGGACAGAATATGCGAAGAGCTGACTTGGATAAAATTAGAAAAGGACGAATTTGGTGGGAAAATAAAAAAGAACAAATAGAAAATAATACAACAGGAATCCAAGTTTTCCAGATTTGTCCGAATGAATTTTAGGAGGAAGCGATGAGAAAAGCAAAAAAGACATCAAAAGAAGTTGCTCTATCAACAGAATTACGAATTCAAAAAACACAACTAGAAATTGATTCTATCAAGAAGCAACGAGAGATTTTAAATTACACACAGACAGGAGCAAGTACAAATAAAATAGCTTTTCGAGATGCCTATAATTTCTTGAATACAACGAAAGAAGATATTGAAGATAATAAAGAAATTTTAACCGCAAGGTCTAGACAACTGTTTATGGGAAATGCTCCAGCACGAGGTGCTATTCTAAAAATTAGAACAAATGTTGTTGGAGAGGGACTGAAGTTGAAAAGTAGAATCAATAATGACATTTTGCAACTGGACGAGAAGGAAGTTGAAACTTTACAAAAACAGATAGAAACTATTTGGAAATTTTGGTCAGATACGCAAGAGTGCGATTTTCTAGGAGAAAATACATTCAATCAAATTCAAGAATTAGCAGTGATTACACAATTGATGGATGGAGAATGTTTTTTTATGTTGCCATATAAAAAAAGAAAAAATGACTTGTTTGATATAAAAGTAAAGTTCTTAGATGCTGCTTGTTGTAGATCAATGGAAGAAAACGAATACTGCTATGAAGGAATAGAAACGGATGAAGATGGATGCACGATTGCTTATCATTTTGAGAAAAAAAATAATGAGTATGTGAGAATACCAGTTTACGATTTAACCGGAAGAAAACAAATTTTCAAAATGATGGAACGAGAGAGAATAGGTCAAAGAAGAGGAGTTCCTTTGCTATCTCCAGTTTTAGAAAATCTTTCACAATTAACAAGATATTCTAATGCAGAACTCATGAATGCAGTTGTCAGTGCTATGTTTACAGGATTTATAAAACAAGATGCTAATACCGGAAATACAGGAAAAATGGTAGGAATTGGAGAAACATTTTTAAATAAACAGAAAAATAGAAATACTGGGGATACTTACCAAACAAAAGAAATATCTATGGGATATGGAAATTTCTCAGTATTAGAGCCGGGTCAAGATATGGTTTTTGCAAACCCAAATAGACCAAATGCGAGATTTGAAGCTTTCTATAACGCTCTACTAAAACAAATAGGGGCTGCTTTAGAAATTCCGTTTGAAGTGCTCTTATCGTCTTTCAACGCCAGCTATTCAGCTTCTAGAGCTTCATTGCTAGAAGTCTGGAAAATGTATAAAAGAAGGAGAAAGTGGTTAGCACAGAATTTTTGTCAACCAATCTTTGAGCAAGTGATTGAGGAAGCTGTTTTAAAAAAATATATTATTTTACCGGGATTTTTAGAAAATCCAATCAAAAAAAGAGCATATTTGGCTTCAGAGTGGTATGGAAATGCAATGGGGCAAATAGATCCTGTCAAAGAGGTCAATGCGTCTATTTTAAAAGTAAAACATGGATTTTCTACAGTAGAAAGAGAAGCAATGGAATTAAATGGCAGCGATTGGAATGAAAATTTAAATCAACAAAAAATTGAAATTCAAAAGAAAAAGGAGGTTGGATTAAATGCCAATATTAAATCAGACAAGAAAGACAAAGAATAGGCTGGATATTAAAATCTACGGTCCTATTGGCAGTCATTCTTGGTGGTCTGAGGATATGACGAGTGCTGATGATATCTATAAAGAGTTGGAGAATTTTGGGGACATAGAAGAGATTAACTTATATATCAATAGTCCGGGAGGAGCTGTCACAGATGGTTGTGCTATTTATAGTGCTTTAAAAAGACACAAAGCAAGAGTAAATGTCTTCATCGATGGGCAATGTTCATCAATAGCCTCAGTTATTGCAATGGCGGGGGATAAGATTGTGATGAGTCCGGTATCAACGATGATGATACATAATCCTGTTTCAGCTTTAGCAGGAGAGGCGAAAGATATGAGGCATCTAGCAAGTGTACTAGACATTATGAAAGAAACAATCATAAATGCTTATGTCACAAAGTCTTCGTTGAGTCGTGAAGAAATTTCTGAGTTGATGAATCAAGAGACATATTTTACATCAAAACAAGCTATTGAAAAAGGGTTTGCAACAGAAGAAGCAATATTTGACATCAAAAATTCGGAATTTAGTAACTTAGATGATTTTAGAATTGGGGAAATGCAAAATGTTAAGAACAGTGAACACACTGAAAATAAGGAGGGAGATAACATGACATATAAAGATGCTAAAGAGCTAGAAGCTCAAAATAAAGACTTAGTAGCAGAAATCAAAAATGCAACAAAAGAGGAGGTATTGGCAGAGGAAAGAAAAAGAATTGCAGATTTAGAAGCTTTAAATGAAAAAACAAAAGGAGTTTGCAAAGATATTATTGATAAAGCAAAGCAAGAAGGAAAAACAAAAGCAGACATCATAGAAGATGTTTTAGAAAGTTTTGCGACATCTAGCATGCAAGAAATGCATGAGGGTGAAATTGGGGATATTGTAAACATTAGAAATAAGGAAAGTCAGTCTTATGAAGGAGCAGGGACAAAACCATATCAAAAAACCGATAATTTGGCAAATGATATCAATGATATTGTGAAGTTAATGAAATAAGGGGGATGAAATATGAAAAAAGAAATTCATGAAACAAGTAATTTAAAGAAAAATTTGGAATTTCCATTTTATACAAAAAAAGTAGAATTTGAAACAGGAGAATATAAAATGGGAGATTTGGTGGAACTTAGTGAAAAAAAAGTAAAGAAATTGACATCTCCAGAGAAAATCTATGGGGTCGTGACAGATGATTTCACATCAGATGGAAGTGAAAATAAAAAGCACACTGTATATTGGACAGGAGCTTTCAATGAAAAATTTGTAAATTTTAACGAACAAGATAAAGATGCTACCAAAGAAGCAGCAAGAAAATTATTGATTATGATTGATTAAAAAGGGGGAAAATAAACTATGGCGAGTAAAATTTTTGGGTTAATTGCATTAACAGCTATTATGGAGCAATCTATGCCACCAAAACATTTTTTATACGATTTATTAGTAGGAGAAGAAATTGCAGAAAAAACAGTAGAAATGGAAATTCATTCTAGAGAAGCTGGAAGAGAAAAAGCACCTTTAGTAGGAAGAAGAGAACGAGGTGTTTTTGTTAAGAAAGAAGCATTTGCAATGCAAAGAGTAAAGCCATCGTATATCAAATTAAATACAGTAAATGAGGCGGAATCCATTTTTGAACAACAATTTGGACAAACGCCTTATGCGGATCCACAAGCGGCGGGAAAACAAATTCTAGCAGATGAGCTAAAGAAATTTAAAGATATTGCTTTTAGAACAAGACTTTGGATGTTAATTGAGTTGATTAGAACAGGAACTTGTCCTATGGAAAATGGGAAACAAGGAATTCAATTTGGAGAAATCAATAAAGAAACGTTAGCAGGGGTTTCTTTATTTACAAATGCTGCATGCGATCCAATTGCCTATTTAAAAAGAAGACAAACAGATGTACAAAAGGCGACAGGAGTTGTCATCGATACTGTGATTATGTCTCCGGATGTTTCAGATGCTTTTTTAGCAAACGAGAAAGTAAAAGAGTATTTGAACACTCGACATGCAAACTATGTTCGAGTAAATGATAGTAAGCCGGAAGATTTGGAAGGGAAAAGAGAAATTGCATATCTTCCAACGCTTGGAATTACAGTATATTCCTTTGTAGATTGGTATACAGACATGGAGACGGGAAAAGAATCAGAAGTAATTCCAGCAAAAACTTGCATCGGATTAAAAGCAAAGAGTTTTGCATTTAGATATGGAGCGATGATGTTAAGACCAGAGCAGGGAAAACCGGCTAAGTTATTTGTTAAAAAAGAGGTTGTTCGAAAGTGGTATCCCGATACATCTGAAGATGAGGAACTTCAATATCATTCAGCACCATTATGTTTACCAAGAGTAGATGTGAAATCTTGGTGGGTAGATACTGTTATTTAGGGAGGAGATTATGAAGAAAATAAAGGCACTAGGAAATATTAGAGTGGGTAACACTCTCTATCAATTTGGAGACGAATTTGTTATTGAAGATGATGAAGCAGAACGATTATTGGATTTAGAAGTTGCAGAGTTCGTAAGTGACGAAATAAAAGGAGAAGATAATGTGGTAGGAATATTAAATACAGAGGAAAATACAACAGTTGGACAAACAGAAGAGGAAATTGATGAAAGAGGAAAAAAAGCTATTGAAGAAGATCCGGAAATTCAAAAAAATAGAAGAAAAAATGCTAAGGATAAAAAATAATGAATCCTACGTTCAAACGAGACATTGAGAGAGTATTTTTCACAGATTTTTCAGAAAAAATAAATTTTTGTGGAATTCGATTGAATGCTGTCATAACAAAATGGCATAGTAATCCAAAGTTAACTGGAAAATTTATGGAAAATTTAGATGCAAATACAATAATGAGGTATGGAAAGAAAGTCTCTATCAAGTCAAGAGACTTTCCACTTCCTCTTAGGACTGGGGAAAATGTAACGATTGATAAAGAAGAATATCAAATTTTAGATATTGAGTATCGTTTTGGAGTGGTTCATTTGTATTTGCAGAATTTTACTCAAACCGGGAAAAAGAGGTAGCTTATGTATACATTGTCTATTTCGGAAGAAAATTTAAAGAAATTAGAAGCAATTGGAAAAAATTTTGGAAATCTTGAAAATAAAATTGTGAAAGAGGCTCTCAAAAAAGCAATTCAAATTGCAAAAATTGAGGATAAGAAATCAATTATTAAGCGATATACGATTGAAAAAAGTCAAATTTCTGGAAAAACTTTAAAAGTAAAAGCAACAGATAGTGAAGCAATTTTGTTAGGAAGCACAAAAAGAAGCAAATTAAATTATTTTTCTCTTTCAAAACCGAATCCTGGATATACAAAAGAGCATATCAAGACTCACATTGTAAAATTAAATCCCCAATTTTCTTGGAAGACATTATTTTGGGCATTTTATAAACAAGGAAATCCAAAGTTGATGTTTCGAGTAGGGGAAGAGAGACATAAAATCACAAATGCGACATCTATATCTACAAGAAATATGGGATTACAGTTGGAGGATAGTATTATCTATGATAAAGTTCAACAAGTATTCACAGAAATTTTAGAAAAGAGGATTGAGGAAGTATGGGAATAATGAATCCGTTAAAAAGAAACGCAGACTCTTTAGAAAAAGAAATAAAAAAAGCTTTTGAAAAAGCTGGGATAGAAGGATTCCATTTTTATAAAATTTTTCTTCCTTTAAATAATGTAGAAGAAAAGGTAAAAAAATTAAGACAAGGACAAATATTAACAGAAGAGGAAGAATGTCCTTTTATTTTGATTAGACCACTCAAGACAAATCAAAAATATAAAAATGGAGAGTGTAAAAAAGTAGCTGATTATTTAATCAGAATAGGGACTAAAAACGAGGAAAATGAAGAAGGGTTCTTTGAAGTAGCTCAAATAGCAGAATATTTGATAGCATATTTCACACATAAGCCTTCTGCTATAGAGAGTAAAGATGGATACTCTTACTCTATCAATTTAGAGAATATGGATGCTTACTTAAATGAGGAGATAACTGGAGGAGATTATTGGATTTATGATATTGTTATGCAGCTAAATATACCAGCGATTGCACATGGAGATTATTATACTAACAATTTGAAAATAATATAAGGAGGAGAGATGGCAAAAACAGAGAAAAAAGAAGAGTTGTTGGAAACAGCACAAAATTCTGAAAAAACATATATATATCTTGGAAAAAATATCATAGAAAATGGATTTATCGTCAAACATAAATCTTTATATACAGAAGAGCAGATGAAAAGAATTAGAACGATGAAAAATTATAAAGAATACGAAAAAGATTTCGTCGATTTAGACGAATATAGCAAAAATTATTAAGGAGGGAAAAAATGAGCCAATTTACACACGGTACTAGGGTAAAGGAGCAGGAGACAAGTTTAAAAATGTTTCTATCTGCAAAAATGCCGACAGTCATTGTTGGAGCAGGAGCTATAAACATGGGAGATATGTCATGTGTGAATAAGCCTGTCCTTATTCAAAATAGTAAAGATGCAGCTATATATTTTGGAAATACAAATAATATAAAAGGATTTAGTATCAATGAAGCATTATATTTAGCTTTTAATGTGTATAACGTAAAGCCGATTGTTGTTATCAATGTCTGTGATCCTAGCAGACATAAGACTGCTCATACAGAGAGCGGCTTAGTTGTAAAAGAATTTAAAGTAACCTTAGAAAAAATAGGAGTTATTACAGATGATACTTTAGTTGTAAAAGATAATTCTACTTCTCAAAAACTTTCAATAGAAAAATATTCCTACTCTTTTGAAAGTGATGGAAAATTAACAATCCGATTAAAATCGACAGAAAGTTCTGTGACAAAATTAGATGTTGAATATAATTTCTTAGATACATCAAAGATTCAAGAAAATGATGTGATAGGAAGTATTGACCCCCAAACACTAGAAACAAAAGGATTAGAGTGTTTAAAGGAAATTTTCCCAAAATATTCTATGATTCCAAGTTGTGTTGTAGCACCTGATTTTTCTACCGCAAAAGTAAGAGCAGCATTAGATGCAAAAGCTTCAATTATAAATGATAAATGGGGCTCTATCTCAATTCCTGAAATTCCAAATACAACAAAATATGGAGAGGCAATTTCCTTTAAAAAAGAAAAAAATTATATTGATTCTGATCAAATTATTGTATGGGGATGTCCATACATTGGAGACGAAGTATTCCATTTATCTACTTGTACGGCTCTTCTGATGCAGTCGGTGGATGCGAAATTTGATGGAGTCCCTTGCGAGAGTCCTTCTAATAAGAATTGCAAAATGGAGGGGATTGGATATTATGAAGAAAGCGAGTTTAAAAAGGTAAATTTAGATGAAGCAGAAGCAAATCTACTGAATGAAAATGGAATCTCTACTATTCTTAGACAGCCAAACGGAACTGTATTTTGGGGCAACAGAACTTCTATATTCCAACCGGGAGGAAATACAGATCCTAAAGATGTCTGGATTCCTGTTAAACGGATGTTTAAATACATTGGGAATATGATCATGTTGAATAATATAGAAGAAGTAGATAAAGGAATGACACCCTCAAGAGCAAAGAGCATTGAAACAAATGTTAATGTCTATCTAAGCTCTTTACAAACAGAAGATAAGTTATTAGGAGGGCGAGTAGAGTTTCTTCCGGCTGAAAACCCACAACAAGAAATGCTTGCTGGAAAATTCAAGTGGCATATCTATTTAGGAGCTATTATTCCGGGGGAAACACTAGAATTTATCTTAGAGTATGATACAGAGTATTTGAATTTATTGTTCAAACAATAAGGAGGGAGTAAATGCTAAGAGCGACGATTATAGAAGATGCCATTATCTATAAAAATGGAAATCAAGAATTAGTAGGAATTGGAACAATAACACTTCCGGATGTTGAGCATAAGACAGAGTCTATCACAGGATTAGGAGTGATTGAACATGAAGAAGTGATTCCTACTGCTTTCAACTCGATGAGTCTGAGCTTGAAATTCATAAATCGATGTAAAGATGTGATGTTAGGTCCCGGAAATGTAAACTTGACTGCAAATGCGGTCATTTTAGTAGAAAACACAGAAACACATGATCAAGAAGAACAAAAAATCGTAGTTTCTATGAAAGGAAAAGTTAAGAAAACTACAGGTGGTGACTTGGGAAAAGCCACCAAAAATGAAACAGAAGTAGAGTTATCGTTAACATATTACAAAGAAGAAATTGATGGAATGGTAAAACATGAAATTGATGTTTACAATCGTCAAGCGATTGTAAATGGAGTCGATTTATATGGAAAAATTAAGAGTTTATTGGCATAGGAGGGAACGATGAAAGAAGGATACAATCATGAGGAAGCTTTAGAGTTAGCAAAGCAAGAAATTCAAGAAAGAAATGGAGAGTTAACAAAGCAAGAAAATTTGAATGTTGATGAGAGAGATACATTAGTGGCAAATATTGTATTGAAAGATGGGCAAACAATTATATTGGATTTTGGAAAACTGACAGGAAACTCTATCATCAATATTAAGAAAAAATATGCAAAATTGAGAAAAAGAAATGCGGCTATGATGGAAGAATTTGATGATTTCTATTATATGTTGGTAGCAGAATATACATCAGATATTTCTCATGAAAAGTTTTTAAAATTACCATATAAAGATTTTGCAAAGGTTAGAAATGTGGTGCGAGATTTTTTGGGGGAAGAAGACTAGATGACTTAGAAACAGAGCATCTAAAGTTATTAGATGAACTGATCATAAGTCTGAACAATCCACTAGGTTTGAATATGCATATTTCATATTCTTACCTTATGGATTGTGACATCTACAGGATTAACAATTTAGTTGAACATGTAGAAGAAAGCATATCTGGGAGGTGAGAAAATGTCATCGAAAGGAATGAATCTTATTATCAGATTAAAAGGGCATGTTGATAAGATGCTTCCCGGTCACTTAAAGAAAGTAGCATCACAAGCAAAAGAATTGCGTGCAAGACAAGAACAATTGAAAAGAGCTATGAGAGTTGGAAGAGAACAACAGCAGCTAAAAAAAGAAATGAGAGAAACAAATAAGATTTATGTACAAACCAGACGAGAGATGAAACTTCTTGAAAATGTAAAAAAGGCTGGAAAAGCTTTGACAGAGCAAGAAAAACAAAAATATCAAGCTTTAAATCAGAAAGCAAAAGAATTGGAGAAAACAATTAAAAGTCAAAGCAAATCGTATCAAAAATATGGGATGGAGTTGAAGAAATTAAAAATTCCATTTGACCAACTCCAATCAGAGCTTGAGCAAACAAAGAAAAAATATAAGGAATTAACAGCACAACAAAGAATTGCTGGAGGATTTAATAATTTCAAACAAGGCTTTGGAAAGTTCAAAGAAAAAGTGAAATCTGTAGCAAAAACGGCTCTAGCTGTTGGAACAGCTGCAGCAATTGGAATTGGAGTAAGTTCCGCACAAGACTATTTACAATTCGACAAGCAAATTGTAAAAGTAAAAGCATTAACAGGAGCAACTACAGAAGAATTTCAAGCATTGAAGCAAAAAGCAATGGAAGTTGGAAAGACAACTATTTTTACAGCAGATGAAGCGGCAGCAGGAATGGAGAAATTTGCATTAGCTGGATTTAAGCCAAAAGAAATTATAGCAGCATTACCGGGAGTATTTGATTTAGCAGCAGCTTCTGGAGAAGATTTTGTCATGATATCGGATATGATTTCTGACCATATGCAAGCGTTTAATCTGTCAGTAAATGATATTGGGGGAGCTGCAGATATATTGGCAAATACTATGGCAAGAAGTAATACTAATGTGCAAGGTCTTAGCGAAGCTTTTAAATATGCTTCTGCAGGGGCACACGATTTACATATGGATTTAGCTACTACTGCTGCCACAGTTGGTCTTATGGGAGATCAAGCAATTAAATCAGGGCAAGCAGGAAGAGATTTAAAAGCCGCTTTTTCTAAAATTGCAGATTCAGGGATTCAAAATAAACTAAAGAAATTGGGAGTCCAAGTAAAAGGAACTGATGGAGAATTTATTGGCATGGTTTCTTTTGTAAGACAACTACAAAAAGTCACTAAAATGCCGGGAATTGATAAATTAGGATTATTAAAAGATTTATTTGGAGATCAAGGGTCATTAGCTATGAACAAGCTTTTGACTGCAACAAAAGAAGTAAATGGTGTTATGTATCAAGGAGCGGATGCATTAGAACAATTTGCAAGAGAAAATGCAAATGCACAGGGTAAGGCAAAAGAAATGGCAAACATTTTACTAGAAGATCCTTCTGGGAAATGGGCATTATTAAAATCTGCAATTTCTGATGTAAAGCTTAGGATTGGAGAGGCTATTTTTACAGAGGGTGGAACAGATCTTGTAAGTTTGGCTACACAATATGCGAATGAATTATCTAATGTTTTATCTGGTATCAAAACTGATAATAAAATAAATCTATTTTGGCAAGATTTTATTGAAAATGCAAAAAAAGCATTTAAAGCAGCAAAAGAAATAGGAGTAGTATTATGGAATATTTTCAAGTTCTTAAATACCATCGGGATTGATAATATTCTTGTATTTATAAGTGTATTTTCTATGACTTCCAAAGTAATAGCATTTGGAAAGGCAATTTCAGGGGTATTTACAGTTGTAAAATCAGCTGGAGGAATTTTATCAGCATTACAAACAGGAATTGCAGTATTGGGTGGACCTATTAGTTTATTAGTTGCTGTAGTATCAACCGCTGTGTATCTTATTTATAAAAATTGGGATTGGATAAAAGAAAATATTCCAAAAGCAATGGGATGGATAAAAGAAAAAATAGCTTCAGCAACAGCATGGTTGACAGAAAAAATTATAAAAGGGTTCATGTGGCTTGTTGAAAAAGCAAAATGGGTAGGATGGAATATTCTTATTTATTTTGTGCCATTCGGGGCAGTAATTCGTCATTGGGACTTTATAAAAGAGAAAGCATTGTTAATTTTTGGAAAGCTAAAAGAAATCATGTTTTCTCTGAAAGAAAAAATAAAGAATTTCTTTGTGGATTTATTCAATGTTATTCCAGAATTGATTAGAAAAACAAAGGATAAAACAGTAGATTTTATTAAATCGATACCGGGAGTAAACTTATTATTTTCACAAGGCAAAGAAAAGAAAAAAGCTATTGATGGAAGTCATGCCGGTGGATTACCTTATGTTCCATTTAATGGATATATAGCGGAATTGCATCGAGGAGAAAGAGTTCTTACAAAAGAAGAAAATGAAAGCATTTTTGGAAGTTTAAGAAGTCGACTTTCAACAGCAATTTCAGGAAAAGAAAATAGCAAAAAAGGAGACAGAAGTGCTCCTATTACTATAACAATGCAGAATCATTTTACCGGAGTATCTGAGGAGACAAAATCTAGTATCATTGAAGTGTTAGAAAGAAAACTACAGGAATTACAAGAACAAATTATTAAAATACAGGAAGGTGAAGAAACTCGTGCAAGATTATCTTTATAGGACAGAACAAGGAGATACTTGGGATTTAATTAGTTTCAAGCTGTTTGGGAATGAAAAATTTATGAAGGAACTCTTGGAGGCAAATATAGAACTTTCCGAGTTCGTCATCTTTCCAGCAGGAATAGAATTGACAATTCCTGAAATATCTAAGGAAGAAAAGGAGGGAGTGGCACCATGGTTAGCAATACTATAACAAGGAGAGCCTCTCCTGTTTTTATAATCAATAATGTGGATATAACGGAACACTTATTACCCTATGTCACTTCTGTTGATGTTACAGAACATTTAGAAGGATCCTTGGATGAATTGGTTATCAAGTTAGACAATGAAAAAAATAAATTTTTAAGCTCTAACTGGGTAATTCCAAAGAAAACTCAAATTTCATTCGGGATTAAAACCATCAATTGGGAGTCGGAACTGGAAGGAGAAAAATATCATCAGATCGGTGTTTATAACATAGATAATAGACAATTTTCAAGAAAAGATGCAACTTTTAAAGCTATTTCAGGTCCTTTACATGCAAAAGATAATAAGCATTCAAAAACTTGGGCAAAGGTTTCTTTAGAAGCATTGGGAAAGGAGTTTGCAGATAGGTACAAACTTAAGTATTTTTACAAAGTAAAAGAAGAAATTACTCTACAGAATTTGAAGCAGGAAGAACAACCGGATTTCGAATTTTTAAATAAAGTAGCACAAGATGAAGGGGTAAAGTTAAAAATTACAAATGGAATTTTAGTTCTATTTGAAGAAGAAATATTTATAAATGGGAAATCACTCCTAACAGTAAGCTTAGATCATGTTTCAGATTTTCAAATTAAGGATAAGACAAATGATATTTATGATGCTATTGAAGTGAAATATTTTAATACCAAAAAACAAAAAGAAGAAAAGGCAGTAATTACAAAATCAGAAATAGAAACAGGAAAGAAAGACGAAGAGCCTAAAAAAATATATGTTTTAAAATCTAAACCTAAAGGCGGAGATTTGAAAAAGTTAGCAAAGAAAATATTAGAAAATATTAACAAGAGAGAAATAGAGATTAGTTTAAAAATTATAGGCTGTAAGGAATTATTTACCGGTTGCGTTATAGAAATTTTAGATGCCGGAGAATTTTCAGGGAAATATATTGTTACACAAATACAACATAAATTTCCTAAATTCGAAACTTCTATTGAAGCATACAAAGTTAAAAGGAGTGAAGTGAAATGATAACAATATTAAAAGGGGCTATTGGTATTGTTCATAGCATAAATCCTACAAATTATACAGCAAAAGTAAAATTACTAGAATATCAAAATCAAATCACAGAGGACTTAACTATTTTATCTCCACTAACATTTTGCAACAAAATAGCTGCAATTCCTAAAATCAATACTCCTGTTCTTTGTATTTTTTTAGGAGATAATACGGACAGAGGATATATCATAGGAAGTTATTTTTCAGATAAAAACTTGAGTAAATCAGAAGAAGATGAATACAAAATTGATTTTCAAGACTCTATAGTAACTATTAAAGAAGATGGAAATATTATGCTAAAAGGAAATCTAACGAAGATTGATAGCGATGTAGAAATTACAGGAATTGTAACTATAAATGGAAATACTTCTATAAACGGAAGTATGGAAGCAAAAAAAGGATTTAGCACAGAAAAAGCTAGCTTAAAAGATGGAGTTTTAGAAGTAGAAAAAGTTCAGTATAAGGAGTTGATTCAAAAATGATAAATTATGGAAGACTAGCAAAAGACTTTCTAAATAATTTTTCTTTATTCTCTCATTCCGGAACACTAGGAAGCTATGGAGATATTATCTTTACAGTTTCTAGAAATAAACTATTAACTCCAACTTCGATGGATATTGATTTTTCATCAAGAACAGAAGAACATGAAAATTTGGGAGAAGTCGCATATACAGAGTTTCTGCATAGAAACCTAAGAAATATTTCATTTAACATTAAACTGATTAGTTCACTGGTAGATATTCCGGGAACAATTTTAAAACTAGAAAAAATCTGTGAAAACGGGGAATATTATCCATTAATCCTCGGAGGAAAACCATTGTCAGAATATGGTTTTATGTTGGTTAGTTTTAAAGAAGGAATTAAAAGCACACTAGGAAATGGAGAATTGGAAATAGTAGAATGTTCCCTCACTTTTAAAGAATACATTCCACGAATCAACCGTATGATTGTTTCAACGGAAAATAAAATGACATCCGGAAATCAAAACCAAGAGCAGAGAAAAAACAAAGAGAAAAATAAAAAAGCATTGAAAAAGAAGAGCAAAAGTAAAGAAAAAATGTACTCTTCTAAAAAAGAGGAAAGAAAATGGTTAATGGGATTACAGGAGGGCTAGTATGAGAGTATCAAATACAGAAATACCAAATCATCCGAAGTTAAGACAACTCTTTATATTATTGAATACACAAAGGGGCTCTGTTCCTCTCCATAGAGATTTAGGAATAGACAGCAGAATGATAGATAAACCAATTACAGCAATTAAAAATGCCATTTTTGGAGAATTGCAACAGCAAATAAGCAAGTATATTCAAGGGTTGAAGTTAGAGAATGTACTCTGCAATGTAACAGAAAGTGGATTAAATATTGAATGCGAGGTGAGTATCGTTGAATAAAATGATTTTAATTGAATCGGATTCAGAAAAAATATTAGTGGATGCCTTGCGATTTCATGAAGAAATCACAGGAGAAAAACTTCCGTTGTGCAATGAAAAAACATATATCTATTCCACTGTCGCAGCATTATTAGGAAATATTAAAGCACAAATGAATGATGTGGCTTTGCAGAATTTTTTAAAATTTAGTCGAGAGGAAAGGCTTGATCTAAAGGGAGCTTTCTATGGAAGCAGAGGGGCGAGATTACAAGCAAATAAAGCAAGAACAACTGTAAGATGTCATATTTCTACAGAGGTAGCAAAAGATGTTATCATTCCGGAAGGAACTCGTTTTATTTATCAGAAATATTTATTTTACACAGAAAAGGAATACAAGATTTTTCAAGGAAGTACTTATGTAGATGTTATAGCTGTATCGGAAATAGCTGGAAATCTTGGAAAAATTTTAGTAGGAGAATTAAAAGAAATTGTAGATAGATATGAATATTTTGAAAAGGTTGAAAATATTACGGAAGTCACAGGAGGTAGGGAGATAGAAGAAGATGAAGAGTATAGAAAAAGACTTGAATTGATTCCAGAATCATTTACTTCAGGAGGGTCACAGGGGGCATATGAATATTGGACGAAAAAAGCTTCATCATTAGTCACAGATGTTTTTATACATAGTCCAAAGCCAAATTATATTGATATTTATGTCGTAAATGGAATTGAAAAAATTTCTTCAGAAGAACGAGAAAAAATAAAAAACTTCATAGTTCAAGATCATGATATTAAGGTGCTAAATGATCAGATTGAAATTAAAGATCCAGAAATACATGACTATAATATTGATTTAGACTACTGGGTCTATGACAATTCGATAGTATCGAAATCTGTGATAGAGCAAGATTTAAAAGAAGCATTAAATAAATACTCAAAGTCTTTTAAAATGGGAGAAAGCATAAATTTACAGGATATTATAGAGGTTTCAAAAAGTATTGAAGGAATAAAGAGAATTGATATAAAAGAGCCAAGAGAATTCAAAGGAAAAGCATATCATCTGCCTCACATCAGGAATATAAATGTGTCTTACAAAGGAAGTGAGCAGAGATGAAGGAGCAGAATTTTATTTATGATGTAACGAATATACGAGATTTGGCACCAAGTATTTTAAAAAGAAGTAAGGAATATAGAGCGATACTAACCGTAATTGATGCATTGATAGCAAAACATGTCGTATCAAATATTGAATATCTCGAATTTCTAGAGAGAATTGATACTATGAGCGAATGGGAATTAGATTTAGTAGCAAAAGAATTAAGCGTAGATTTTTATGATTTTACAATGACACTTGAAGAAAAAAGAAAAGCTTGTAAGCAATCATTTAACATACACGCACTTAAGGGGACAAACAGAGCGGTTCAAAACGTTCTAAATATCTTCTATGATAATTCAAGAATTTTGGAATTTCCGGAATTTGATGGGCAAGCTGGAACTTTCAAGATAGAAATTCGAGGGAATACGGATAAAAATTTAGAAAAACTTATAAATCGAGTAGAAGTTGTGAAAAAAAAATCACAACATCTTATAGGTATTTCATTTAGGAATACAACAGAAAATAATTTATATATTAAGACTTATTTAAGATACGGAAATAAAATGAATATACTTCCTCAGAGAGTGTATTTTTATTTAAATCATATTAGTGCAGAGCATAAAGATGGAATGTATACTTTTACAAAAGAAAATAGGGGGGGCAGAAATGGCTGAATTCAATGGACAAATTGTAACAAATGAAGGAAGAAATCTACTTTCAAGAGCATTAGCAGGACAGGGTAAAGTAATATTTACGAAAGCTGCTTTTGGTGATCAAAAACATTCAGGAAATTTGAGAGAAGTCACAGAATTAAAAAATAAAAAAATAGATTTAGCAGTGATGAACATACGTAACGACAACGGGACAGCAGTCTTAACAGTACAAATTTCAAATGAAAATGTAGAGGAAAGTTTTAGAACAGAAGAGTTTGGAGTATATGCAAAAATTGAAAATGATCCAAATGAAATCTTATACTCTTATACGACAGCTGTAGAAGCCGATTCTTTTCCAAGCAATAAACTAGGGACAACATATGAATCTATTCATGAAGTATACATGGCAATTTCTTCAGATACAGAAGTAGAAATTCATGTAAGAGAGGGAATTATTTTTTTAACAAGAGATATAGCAAATCAAGTGTATACAGAGAATGGAGTCTCTGCTGTAGGTTCATTAAAAGGGAGAAGTAATTTGGAAGAAAACAAAGCCTACTCGGATGACTTAGGGCATTGGTATAAGAATGTTGGAGGGAGTAGAAGTTGGAATAAATCAAGTACACCGGATGAGGATTTAATCCCAATGACTTGGGAATATTTATTTTCTCTGTGCAAGAAAGTTAAAGATGGACTCTCTAAACTAAAATTAACATGGGAATCTATTGAAAATAAGCCGAAAGAATTCCCGCCAAGCAAGCACAAACACGAGGAATATGAGCCAAAAATTGAAGACAAAAAATCAGGTTATAATTTAGATAAGACTGATAGTTACGAATATGATCTACCAAACAAGGTAGCATCAGGAAGAGCGTTATACAATCTATGGCAAGCTGCAAGAAGGCTCACTGGAGCTATAGAACTTACATGGGATAGCATTACAGGAAAGCCTCGTGTATTTCCACCGCAAAGTCACTATCATGATGATAGATACTCCCGTTCAGAGCACGTTCATGATGATAGATATGCAGGAAGAAGCCATACTCATGATGACAGATACGCAAAAATGAATCATGATCACGATAATAGTTATGCGAGCAAATGGCATTCACACAGTGATTATGAGAGTAGCTTTTCAAAAAATACTGCGTTTAACAAAAACTTTGGAATTCAAGAAGGAACTGTGCTTGAAGGGAAAAGAATGGCAGAAATTTTAGGGGTACAAAAATACGGAGGATTGATTACGGAATACGGTACAAAGTATAAAGATTGGGCTTACTATGACAACTACACAAAAGAAATGTTCTACTGTACCCAAAATAACAGTTCGACAAGTGCTAGTACATCATATTTTAAACCTTTTTCAAATAAAGCAATTTTGAATAGATTAGAAAATTTATATAAAATTCAAATGGTGTTTGATGGAACACATACTTCAAATGGTTATATTTGTAGACTTCCTGAAGGATGGCTTATTTGCAATATAGAAGCATATTTCGGGTATCAAAATAGTGGAACAATGACAATATTTAATACCAATCGTGATGGCAGAATTTATGACTTAGAACTCGGTGGTGATGGCTCTGAAGGTAGTGTAAAAATAAAAAATAACGAACTTTATTTAAATGGTCGTGGCGAAGGATCCGATATGGTAATTCACAGAATCTCAGTACTAATTAGTTCAAACTAAAGTATACTTATAATAACATCATTGTCTGAGTTTTGTTTATTTTTGATTGTTAATTCTCTACTATAGCTGTTATACGTCAGATTAAACCAATCAGTATCGTCACCTCCCCACATTTCATAAATATTTAGAAGTTTCGATTTTTCCAAGCTTACTCGTGGAATAGTTGAGGTAAAAGCATAATTACTAAAATCATTGTCCCCTGAGTGAGTAACAAATAAAATTTCCCAATTTTCCGGAAGTATTTTGGGTGTAAAGTTTTTACTTTCTACGACTGATGTGTAAGTGGAATAGATTTAGCAAGTAAGTATGCAAATCATAAAGGTTTGCAAGTTACAAATGAACATTACATAGCACAAGAGAGTGCAGAGGAGGTGCGAAATGATTTAATTAAATTAAGAAAAAAATTAGGTATTTTTTAAATAGATTTAAAAATCTCTTCAAAAATCTTGTTACTTTAGAAAATAAAAATTGAATAAAATCAATACTTTATAAAATTAGTTGTGATCACATAAATAAACTTTTTTACAAATATTCTTCTGCAGAAGAAAAAATAAAGTATTGAAATTAAAAAAATTTTAAATTTCGAGAGTAGCGAAATTCTGCATAGATTTTTAAATCAAATCAAAAAATATCAAACTAAAAAATAACAGAAATGAAAGGAGAAAAATAACATGCTTACTATTGTTCATATATATAATGAAGAACTTGAAAAAATAGAGTCTCTTTATGTAACAACATTGCAAGATTTTAAAAAAAATCCTAAAAAATTTTATCCGGATTGGAAATCTAATTATCATGCAACAGATTTAGATATTAAATATCCAAAATTAGAAGATGGAAATATTCAAGAAAAAACACGAGAAGAACTTGCAGTTGAAGGGGTAGAAATTTCTCTAAACGAAGGAGAAATTATTCAAGATGGGAAAATTATAGTTCTGCAAAAACCAAGTGTTTGGCACAAATGGAGTGGAACAAAATGGATAGTGAATCTTGAGGATGTAAAAAAAGAAAAACTTGAGGAATTGAAGATAAAAAGAGACGAATTGTGTAAGGAGAATTTAGAAATGAACGGGAGCTTATTTCAAGTTCGAAATTCTGAAGACCGAGGAAAATTTGACAGAATTTTTCTAGGATTACTCGCAAAAGTATTAAAAGGGGAGGATACAGAGGAGTGGAGATTGGCGGATAATACGTATAAGGATTTTACGTATACGGAGCTTAGTAAAATTCCTGAGTTGTACTCTGAAAGAGAAAGAAAAATATTTAAACAATTTAAGAGTTTGGATACAGCATTAAAGTTAGCAACAACGATTGAGGATATAGAGAAAATAACTTTTTGATTAAATAATTTTTAAGAAGGAGGAAGAATGTATAAATTGAGTAAAGCATCGATTGAAGCAATGAAGGGGGTGCATCCTAATTTAGTTGAATTTATGAAAGAGTTGATAGCAATTTCTCCTCATGATTTCAAAATTACTCAAGGAGTCAGAACAGCAGAATATCAAAATCTCCTATATCAACAAGGAAGAACAAGACCGGGGAATAAGGTTACAGGAGCAGACGGATACAGATATAAATCTAATCATCAAATAAAATATGATGGGCTAGGATATGCGGTGGATATAGGAGTATTAAAAATGGAAAATGGAAAGCTAGTTTATAAAGGGAGTGCTAGAGATTTTCAGTTTTATAAAGAAATTTATCATATAGCTGTAGCACATGGACTAACAAAAAAATATGGAGTTGAATGGGGAGGAAATTGTTTTAAAAATTATGTGGATGGACCACACTGGCAAATCAAAGGAGCTAGCTCAATAGCTTTTAAATAAAAGATTGTAAGGAGATTAAGGAGGAAAATTATGCAAAATTTATTAAATAAAGGAATAACTTATTTTGAAGGGTTTACACAAGAACAGTGGATTTGGATGGCAGTAGCTGGAGTAATACTTATCTATATTTTATATAATCGAAAAAAATATATTAACTTGTTTGACGGAGCAGTTATTATGGCAGAAACTTCATTTAAGCACGGAGAAAATAAGAAAAAGCTAAATGCAGCTGTAAAATTTGTAGAAGTAAGGACAGAAACATTACCAATTCCTGCGAAGCTGTTGATCCGTTATTTTTTAAGTAGAAAAAGAATTATTTATGTCATTGAAAAAACTCTACAAAAATTTTCTAATGTATTTGGAACTGGGCGAAAAATTGATATAGATGAGGAAGAAGAGAATGGAGATAACTAAGTTAATCACAGAACCTCTTCCAGATGGACGAAAAAGCAGATTGTATCAAGATTATATAAGAGAGATAAATGGGTACTGTATAACAGTACCCAAAGGATTTATTACAGATGGAGCATCAGTTCCACGTATATTTTGGACATTGTTTCCTCCACAAGGGAAATATACTCCGGCTGCAATTATACATGATTTTCTTTACAGTGAATGCAATGACACAGGAATTAACAGGACTCTAGCAGATAGAATATTCTTACACATTATGAAAGAATTAGGAGTTTCTTTTTTAAAAAGAACAGCGATGTATAGAGCTGTTAGGAACTTTGGAGAATCAAGTTGGAAACCAAAAATTAAAAACGAGGGATATAAAGATGTTGCGATTATTGATCACACAGAAGAGGCATTAAAATATTACAAAAGTTGGTATGAAATATTGAAATTATAAACTTCTGGAGGGATTATGCGAGAAAATTTGGAAATAATAAAAGAAGTAGTAAAAGAAATAGTAGTAACATTTTTATATGTTATTGAAAAACTTTTAAACGGGTTTACATGGATTTTTGGAATTATGATTGGTATAATTTTTTATATGACAGGTGGAGAGGATGCTGCTATTAAAGTAATCTTATGGGCTATGGTATTTGACTATATTTCCGGAATTATGAAAGCAAGCTATGTGAAAAATTTAAGTAGTAAAGTAGGATTCAAGGGGATTGTCAAAAAAATAATAATACTTATGATTATTTCAGCAGCCGCTAAAATTGATTTATTGCTTGGAACTGGTATGATAAAAATCAATGTTCGATTTATCACGATATGTTTTTACGTGGCAAATGAAATTATATCTATGTTGGAAAATGTGCAAACATTAGGGGTAAAAGTTCCGCCATTTCTATTTGAGATTTTAGAACAATGTAAGAATAAGAAATTAAAGTAAAAGGGAGCATTTGCTCCCTTTCATTTTGTGATTTTAATTGTTTTAGTCTCTTCATCAAAAACAACAATGACCTCATTATTTTCTTTTGCAATCCCCATAGAATCTACCCATTTTTTAGGAATAGACATAGTAGGGTTTACCCCTCCATTTCCGGATTTTCCAAAGCGAATTTTTAATTTTCTTTCTTCCAT